TACTTCTGCTCCGGGCTAGACCGCTGTGTGGAATAGGGAATGACCTTGAGCACCAAATCTTGGAACTCCCCCACCTTATCCGCCGACGAGAAGTAGACCGGATAGTCCCAGTTCCCCAGGCCCGGAATCTTCAACGTGTTCAACACCTTGAAGTAGCTCGTCGGACTCTCGAATATGGCCCAGACCCATTTCCGCAGGATCGACGTTTCCCACTGATGGAACCGCGTGTAGAAATTGTTCACGATCCGGCTGGCGTTCGCGTAGATCAGCTGGTCCTGGCCCAGCGTGTTCGCCGAAGGCCCAGCCCCCCGCAGAATATCACTCGACGCCGTCCCCGACTTCTGGAATTCCGCCTCCGCCCAAGCCAGCCACGAATAGTTCGCGTCCGTCACCCCGCCAAAGCTGAATTGTTTCACCTTGTCCAGGTTCTTCGCCGTGAACACGTCCATGTTCTTCGCGTTCACAACCGATTTGCCCGCGTCCTTGCCCGCCGGCTCGCAGCCGATGACCGTCTTCTGGGCCTCCGCTTGCTCTCTCGCCGCCTTCGCAATGACGTTCATGGTCACATCCATGTCGTACCAGTCCCACGCCGGGGGCAGGGAGACCGGGATGTTCGGCAGGTAGCGATAGCCCAGCACATCGTAAGGCCCGTTCTCCGGGCCGTCCCACGGGATCGACCGCAGCACGATGGCCGTGTGGCCCATTGGCATGATCGTATCAATGGTGTGTTCCCGCCGGTTGTAGATGTCGATGAAGGTCGAATAGTCGTCCAGGCTCAGCCGGTTGTAGTTGAAGTCCGGGGCGGCCGCTTCCTCCGCCGAATACTTCTGCGCCAGCTTGCAGTCGGCGTTGATGAAGTCGGCGATCTGCCGGCCATATTTATCCTTGCCCGCGAACAGATCTTTCGCGTAGTCCGTCGGCAATCGGTAAATGTCCCCATCGAAGGCGAAGTCCCTGCGGACCTTGGCCGAAGGGTCTCCGATGTAGTCGCATGGCTCGATGATTGCCACGCGGGGCGTCCCCACCTTGATCTTCTCCCCATCCACCGACACGGACCGGTCGTACTCGAAGAACGTCCTGGCAATCGCGTCCCCGAACATCGACGCCGTCGCACCGGGGATCAAGACCTCCTCCGCAAAGTTGTTCTGCTCGATGGCAAAATTCACGATCAGCCGCAGATTGTAGGCAAATGTGGACAACGCCGGGGACAGGGGCTCCAACAGGACGCGGGGGTTGCCCTCGACCATGTAGGACGTAATCGCCGACACGCCCCGGTTCATCAGGTTGACCAGATGCCACCGGGAATAACCTCCGTCGTAGTAGCCGCTCGCCCACAGCCACATCAGCTTCTGGCTGTGCTCCAGGGAGGCCGCCCATCGGCGGGTCCACGCCTCCGCCAAGGTCTGCAACCGAGCCGCGTACTTGTGGGTGACATCCTTTTCGTCCAGGGGGTGCCTCTGTGCCATCACTTCCTCAGAAAATGTAAATGCGACTCTGCCGCCGCTCCCACTCCTCGTTGCGTTCCCGCTCCTGCATCCGGCCCAGGAAACTGCCCGGCGAAACAATCTCCGGGACCGTCCAGTCCCCCGCCGTCTGCTCCCCCGCCGCCAGAAGTGCCAGCCCCGCCGCAATCACCCGGTCCCCATGACCGGCCTTGGCCCCGCTGGAATCCGTCTGCTGCCGGGCCATCCCTACGTCCACCCGGCCTGCGAAGAAAATGTACTGTTCCATTTCGTTGATCGTCTGTTCATCGTAGAGCGTCACCACGTCGAACTGAGATGTTTCCCGGAGCCCCTCGTACAGGGCGGCCGACAGTTTGCTCAGCATGGCGATCTTCGTGCCCGTCGGCCCGCTCGTGGACCGCCAGCCGTACCGCTCCCGGCCCGTCCGCTGCGGGATTTTCTCCCACAGATGCCAGTACCCCAGTTCCGACAGCCGCTCCCCGAACTCCGACGCCCCGTTCGTCTCCCAGTTCAACAGGGGCGGGACTTCGCCGCCCAGCCACTCGCACAGGGCCACGGCCAGCTCGGCAAATTTCTCGATCCGGTGATAGGGCGTCACGATCTGGCCGATCAGTTCCCGCGTGTTCACGTCCAGCACCCAGGCCACGGAATTGGTCGTGCCCGTCCCCCGCGAAATGTCGCAGCCCACCGCGTAGTTGTGGCCCTGATCCGGCCGCCCTGTCGGCAACGACCCCCACCATTTGAGGTTCCCCCGAACGTCCGGGACGAACCGCACCCGCTCCACACAGGGCCGCCCGGTGATCTCGAACTGCAACGTCCCGACATAGTTCGGGTCACGGACCCAGTCCCGCAAAACGGTCAGCAAATCATAGGGGAAGAACGCATCCGTCGAACCGACCGCGATCCGCAGAATGTTCTGCGCGACGCCCATGGACGTGCCCGAAGGCCGCTTGTATTCCTCATCCAACCACGGGGATCGGGGGGAGTGATAGCAGGACACCCCGCCGTCAGCCACGAACGGGTAGGTGCCCTCTATGTCACAAATATCGACCGCTTTTCCGGGCACAACGGAATCGAACCGCTTCGGGTACCGCTGCCGATAGTATTCCACGTCGTACAGAATCACGCGGCCCGCCTCCGGCGAACTGTACAGGCCCGGATTCTTGTGCGGGTTGTCCTTCCAGTCGAGCACGACGTGCTTCACCGTCTCGTTGTGGAGCATCTTGTCATAGGGATGCGCCCCCGCCCATGGGCCCTGCGTCGAATTGAAGATGCAGCAGGAGGACGTGGCCGCAACGTTCTCCAGAATCTGCTGGGCCAGCTTGGGCTCTATGGCCGCGAATTCGTCCACCATCAGCATGGCCCCCCGGTTCGACTTGCCGAAGCCCAGGTTCGTCGTGGACCCGTTGTGGCACGATCCGTTCTCCAAGTTTTGGAGAAGCATCTGGCTCTTGAAATACTTGGGCTGCATGTAGGCGGGCAACGTCGTCAACTGGTAGAGCATCTTGTAGAAAATGCTGTTCTCCGCCCCCACCACGGACCCATCCTGCACGGCGGATGACTTGTCCACGAGGTCCTCCGACCGAGAGCCCCACAACATTTGGAAGTTTGGCGTCAGGAGCCAGTACAGCATCCCCATCCCCACGACCAGCGTCGTCGCCCCCTCGTCCCTCGACTTCTCGATCAACATATCCCGGCCCGACTCACAGCATTCCTTCATCGCCAGCACCGCCGGCTCCTGATGCGGATACAGGATAAACGGCACGTTGCGGGGGCCTTGCCAGACTCGCGGGGCCGGCGTCCACAAACAGGCGTTGAAGAAAATCCGGGGGTCCACAAAACAGCAGGCCAGAAACTCCGCGCGGGCAACCGGATCGTCGGACAGGAACCCATGAAGCCCCTTGCGGAACTCAAGGTTCGCCGCCGTCTCCCTCGGAATCGCCGCCCACAGCTTCATCGGCTCGCTCAGTTTCTTGAAGTCCCTCGCGTCCATCGCTTCCTATTGGCTCGAATTGCGCGTCAATGACCGGCACCGACTCCTGCTTCGGCAGCCGCTTCAGGCCCGCACTGAGGCGGTCGATCTGCCGGGAGACGCTGCTCACGTCGATCTTGTGAGTCACCGCCTTCTCGGAATGGGAGTCGATGTGTTTAATGTTGACCCAATCTTCGTTCCCCAGTTGGTGGTCAATGGCGGAAACCAGGAACATCAGCAATCGGGAATCGGGCGGGACTTCCCGGATCGTCTTTTCCACCACGACCTCCTGCCCTGGCACCAAATCCAGCTTGCCGTCCTTCCCGATCTGGCCCCGGCCCTTGACCTTGATGTCCGTGTAGCGATACCCGCAGGCCGCGTCGATCCCCCGCTGAATCAGCACGCTCTTGACCTGCTGTTTGCCCTTGTTCACCGCCCGCTTGAACTCCGGGTGCGCCCGCTTCCACTCCCGGATCGTGCCCGCCGGCACCCCCAGCTGGTAGGCCAAGTCTTGCACCCGCCCCCCGGACGCGACAATGCGGGACGCAATGTCCGCATATTCCGGGATGTATTCCTTCTTGCGGAGCGGGTTGATCCGGCGCGAGCCCATCCGGACCCAGTCGTCATGGGTACAGCCTCGACTCACAGGCCCTTCTCCGTCTTCACGTCCTGTACCAGCTTCTGGGTCTCATCGCTTTGAGTGCCCGCCAAGGTTATGTTCACCAGTTCGTTCGTCGCCCCGGCGTGATTGAAGACCAGCTTCTTCACCCTCTGAACGCCCTCCACAACCTCCCCGAAGGCGCCCTGGTACTGCTTCAGCAGTTTCGCCTTGCTGACCACCAGCCACACGCAGCCCGCCACGATCAGGAACAGCCCCCCGTAGGTGATGTAGGTTGCGTACTTCACCAAGGCCGCCATGACCGCCAACAGCCCCAGCCCGCCCCCGGCCAGCCAGATACCTGACTTCATCTGCCCCAGCATCACCAAGGCAATCCCACCCAGAATCGCAGGAAGGGCTACAAGGGCCGAACGCTCGAACAGGTGCCCCAAGGTCCCCTCCACAGGCGATTGGCCCACCACGGGCGTCCCAGTGGGCGTCCCGGCCACACCTGCCACCGGGCCACCCACACCCGGTTGGAGCAGCGAACATCCCCCGGCGATGAACAGCAACAACAGCCAAGCACTCAACAACAAGACCAATATGTCCCGCATTTCGGCGTCTCCTCTGTCTCTGACGGAGTCGATTGGTGTTGGCGGCCAGGTCAAATGTTGTCCCCGGCGTTCTGTCTACCTGTCCTTCTCGACTCAAAAATTTATGTTTGACATATAGGAAGTAAGAAAAGGCGCAGCGCAGCGAAGCCTTTTCGTCTTCCCTTAGAACTGGCTTACCCTCCATGGTCATGCATGCTCACGCCCCCATCCATGGGGGCTGTGACTTGACAGGCTTAGCTGTGGGTTATCCCGCGCGTCCTCAGTTCTGTATCATCCCCCGCTCCGTTCGTCGCTGCGCTCCTCACTAGGCTTCTTCTCTATTCGGCCACCTACTCATTTGCTCTGCAAATTCGTTCGTGTCAGACTCATACCCGCTTCGCGGGTTCGCTTGCTACGCAAGCT